GGTGTGTTCAGAGGTGAGCCGATATTCTTCTACCGCTGTGAAGAACATAATAGAGATGTGGAGAGCGATGACTATTGCTCTTGGGGAGAAAGGAGCGAGGAATGAAAAACCTTGAAGAAGTAATCATATCCGTCATCAAAGGAGCAGAAGAAGTCGAAGCCAAATACAAGTGGAACGGCAGACGATATGTGACAAGCAACGGTATGAAAGGAAAGTTAGTCAGATGCGAGGATTGCCGAAAGTCCCACATAGACGGAAAGACCACGCACTATCTGTGGTGTACCGAGTGGGGCAGATGTACCGATGTATTCGGTTATTGTGAGCGTGGAGAAAGAGAGGGCGAGTGATGGATAAGTTAGTTAGTCACGCCATAAGAATGCTTGAGATAGTCGAGGGAGAAAATGATTTCTTCCGCAACGATGCAAAGCGTCAAGCAGATATAGCGAGAGCCGTATATGACACCATACTGCGAGTGCAAGTGTTGGAGCGTAAGGCAGACCGCAAGACCGAGCCAACATCTTGCAAAACTTGTCGATACGGTGAAGTAGACGAGGGGTATGTTCGATGTGCGTATTACAGTAAGTCAGCCGAGCAGACCGAGCCACAGACGGAAACTTCAACTAACGCAGAGAAAGTTCAACTAAAAGTTCAACTAAAGGACGAGCCACAGACTAACGCAGACCAACACGTTCAACACGTTGGAAGCGTTGAAACAATGTCTTGCCAAGAGTGTAAGCATTGGATATTTACATCACAATGGGGGTGGTTCTGTCCGTTAAAAGGACAAGATGAATGCCATTACGAACCGATTGAGGACGAGCCACAGACGGATTGCGGGTGGAAGTGAGGACACCGAATGAAGCCAACATCACGTGAGTGCTATATCTGCGGCAAGACCTTCATCGCTTACCACGGAAGCAAACGAATGTGTCCCGAGTGCTCCGAGGTGATCCTGCATCACAAGCGGCGGAACATACCGCATCTGTACGATAACCCGAAGGACAGAGAGGCGTATGAAAAGGACCTCAAGAGACGGATGACGGAAAGGCACAAGGACACCATCATAGCCGACGGATACGCCGACAGACAGATGGCCAGAACGCTCGAGAGAGTGGGCAAGGTCAGGACTACATTGTAACGGTGAGTACCGGGGGCGGGCAGGCAGACAACCCTATTAGTTAACACTTATGAATTATCAATCTCCTGTTTTCGCGCAGCCCGCCTTCCGGATCACATATATGGAGGAAAATGACAGCAAAGGAATTTTTGAGACAATACGAATATGCGGACCGCAGGGTCAAACGCCTTGAGACGGAACTCGAGGATGAGCTGAAGATGCTCGATGCTATCAGATCCGCTTCAGATAATGACGGTATGCCGCACGGCTCCGGCATCAGTAAGCCAACCGAAGACAAGGCGCTTCGCCTGGCTGAGAAGAGGCTCCGCCTCATCGATGCAAGGCTCGAAGCCGTAGAGGCAAGGCAGAAGGTCTATGACCTCATCGATTCTATTGACGGGATAGAGGGAGATCTCCTGTTTGAGCGGTACGTGAAACTGCATAAGTGGGAAGAGATCTGCATACTGCTGAACTATTCCTGGTATGGTGTGCACAATGTTCACAGGCGTGCGCTGCGCATAGTCGAAGAGAACATTGTAAAACACATATAGTGCGCTATAGAGTGTAGGCAGGAAACGAGGAACGAATCCCGCTCCCTACTTGTAATTGTTTTGATATCCTTTCCCGAAAAGAGCGAGCTGAACAGGCCCGCTCTTTTGGTTGGTGTAACTATGGCGAACGAACAGAACTTAATACCGATCCGCAAGGGCGAATTAAGCAGTGAGGAAGCAAAGAGAAGAGGCTCCCTCGGTGGCGTTCGTTCCGGCGAAGTCAGGCGTGAGAACAAGTTAATAAAGGACCGCATTCTCGAGCGTATGGGCGAGACGGACTGGGATGTGATGATAGATAACCTCATCGCACGCGCCCAGGAGGACACTAAGAGCTTCGAGACACTGAGGGATACTATCGGTCAGAAGCCGAAGGACACCCTCGCCGTCGAGAATGAGCATATCGTGGTAAGGCTGCATCATGACGATTGATATCTATGACGAGATCTTCAATGACGCGTTCCTGCCTTATCTGACCGACTACCGGCACCGCTTCGAGGTCTATTACGGCGGAGCAGGCTCCGGAAAGTCGGTATTCATTACGCAGAAGATCCTTGTGAAGGCGCTTAACGCACAGCGCAAGGTCCTCATAATGAGGAAGGTCGGATCTACTCTGAAGGACTCCTGCTGGCAGCTCGTGCTCGATACATTGTCCCAACTGCATTTGCTCTCCCTCTGTTCAATCAATAAGTCGGTAATGACCATCGAGCTGCCTAACGGGTCCATTCTGCTGTTCAAGGGAATGGATGACAGCGAGAAGATCAAGAGCATCACCGGCATTACTGACATATGGGCAGAGGAAGCGACAGAGTTCAATGAAGAGGACATCGAGCAGCTGAACCTCAGACTCAGGGCAAAGGCAGAAGACCTTCAGATGTACTTCAGCTTCAACCCGGTGAGCAAAGCCAACTGGGTGTATAAGCGCTGGTTCAAGGGCGGCGTCATCGTAACGGATGACACGGTCATACATCAGAGCACCTACAAGGACAACAGCTTCCTCCCTGACGCATACATCGAGACCATCGAGAAGATGGCACGAACCAATCCGACATATTACCGGATCTATGCGCTGGGCGAGTTCGCATCGCTCGACAAGCTGGTCTTCAATAACTGGCGCGTCGGCACCATAGAGGATACAAACAACTGGGATCTGCTATGCGGTCTGGACTTCGGATTCACGAACGATCCGACCGCATTCGTAGTCTCGTTCCTGAAGGACCGCACCCTCTTCATCAGCAGGGAGTACGTGAAGACGGGACTGCTCAACGACCAGATAGCGACAGTCATCAAGGAGCTCGGCTTCAGCAAGTCGACCATCATCGGCGACTCTGCGGAGGTCAAGAGCATCGAGGAACTGAAGCGAGCGGGCCTGTACCGCATCTATCCTGCTTCCAAAGGGCAGGGCTCGATACTGCAGGGCATACAGAAGCTGCAGCAGTATGACATCGTGGTGGATCCGCGCTGTGAGCACGTCATCACAGAGCTTCAGAATTATGCCTGGAAGAAGGACAGAGCGACGGGCGAATACATCAACGAACCGATAGACGAGTTCAACCACTGCATAGACGCGCTGAGATACAGCCTCCAGTGCGTAGACAAATATAAGAGGATGGGGACATTCAACAAGGCCCTTCTCGGGCTGTAAGGAGAAACGATGAAATATTACTTTCCACAGGACAAGCTCCTGACAAAGGAGATCATTCAGAAGTTCATTGACAGAGACCGCGGCGAGAACGCCCGGAAGATAAAGCTGCACGACTACTACATGGGCAAGCACGGCATCCTCAACAGGAATTACGAGGACCCGAGCAAGCCGAACAACAGAGTCGTGAATCCATACGCCAACTACATCACTACGCTGATCACAGGCTACTTCATCGGCGAGCCGGTGCAGTACACAGCCGAGAGCGAGGAAATGCTTGAGGAGTTCCGCAAGGTGATGGAGTACAACGATGAGCCGAGCGTCAACAAGGAGATAGCCAAGTGGCAGAGTATCTGCGGCGAAGGCTACGAGATCCTGTACATCGATGCAGACGGCAACATCCGCTTCAAGGCGCTTCCTTCCATCGGCATGATACCGATCTACAACGATGATCTGGAAGAGACGCTGGTCTATGTCATCAGATACTGGACATCGTACGACATCGAGACGGATGCCAATGTTGAATATGTCGAGGTCTACAGTGCCGTTGATATAGCGAAGTACAAGTCCGATATGAGCGGGCTCGTACTGCTCGAGCAGAAGTATCACGTGTTCGGGCAGGTGCCTGTCACGCCATACTTCAACAACGATGAGGGGCAGGGCGACTTCGAGCTGGTCATATCCGAGATAGACGCGTATGACAGCTTCGAGTCCGACAGCGTGAACGAGGCTGACTACTTTGCTGATTCGTACCTCGTTCTGTCGGGAATGGAAGGCACGACCTCCGAGGACGTGGCTGACATGAAGACAAACAGAGTGCTCATCTTCCCGGAGGGCGGACAGGGCACATGGCTGACTAAGAGCGTGAATGATACCTGGATCGAGAACGAGAAGAAGCGCCTCGATCAGGACATTCACAAGTT